AGCGGTCTGGTTTGTTCGGACACCTTGTTGTCCGAACCGAATTGTTTTTACAGTTCCACCAGATTTTGCGACGACGATATGCGACTTCGTGGGATGTGAAGGGGTGCGTTTTGGTTTGTTGTAGCCCGAAACTCCTGCTCGTGCTAGTCGTGGGTCACGGTTTGGCATTATTTGCTCCTTCGGGCTGAACGCCCTGCTGCTTTTGCTGCTTTAGTGTTCGCAATAAACTGGCGACCCTTTCGGCTGCCTTGTAGTTTCTTGCGATTTGTAGCCTGCTTTTGTTTGTCCGACAGTTTATCCCACGCTTTCTTAGGTAAATAGCGTGTTGTACCAGTGCTTCTAATAGCAGGTTTTCCATCTGATGTGGTCCATTTTTCTGATGTCCATTTGGACAACGATTTTTGTTTGCTTGTTTTTGGTCCAGTGTACCGTCCGCCAGCCTTTTTGTATTCCAACGCCAACAATTGTGCTTTGCGGGCTGACCACTGTCCCGCTTTGCCGCCCTTGGTGCCCGCCATTATGCGGTTTTTGATGCGGTTACGCATGCTGCTGTCGGAATATGTCATTTTGGTTTGCTCCTAGCGTGTAGTTTTGTTACAGATTTTATCATACCGTAGGGGATATGAGTGACCTGTGAGACCTGATGCCCTCCACGGGTGGCAGCCAACACTATATAGCCGCTAATGTTAGCCCCAGCCATATAATAGCCGACGCTGCGAACCAATTGTTCTGTTTCCTTGTAGCCTTCCCACTCATACCAGCCAGCACTTGCATCAAAAGCGTCTTGCCACTCAACCAAAACTAGGTCCCAGTTCCGCAAACCACTAGTGGGTTTGTTCATTGTCCATGTTTTCTATTCGGCGCACTTCACCAATCAGGTGCCACAGGGTCAAAACACACAAAGCACCAAAACCGACTACTCCCAGTAGCAGCCCGACTACCACTTTTACAACCACCATCTCTAGACCTGTCTTGTCTCCGCCTTCGGACCTACGGTCCTCGGCTAAGGAATACTATACCTTTCCCCCTCCCCCTATTATCCCCCTCCCCCGTTCCCTAATGTTGGACCTTAGAACAAATACACTACTAGCGATGACAGACGAAACCGCATTGGACCACCGTCAAGAAAAATATTTGCAGTGGCTAATGGTCCCCGCCAGCATGCGGCAACCCGCATCCAAAAACGCATTCGCAACAGAGAACGGCTTGGACTCCTCTACGCTCCGCAGGTGGGAAAAGAAACCAGTTTTCAAGGCTGAGTGGGAGAAGCGTGTTGCCGAACTGCAGGGTTCGCCTGAGCGAACCCAACGGTTGTTGGATTCGTTGTATGAGGCTGGGTTGAATGGCGACAATAAGGCTGCACAGTTGTATCTTCAGGCGACGAACCGTTTGGCTCCCACCCAAATCAAGGTTGAACACACAAAATTGATTTCTGAGTTGTCGGATGCGGAGTTGGATGCGTTGATTGCTTCGGAGGCTAGGGTGTTGAAGGCTGAGCGTGAGGAACTAGGGAAACAATAGTAGGTATATGACGACTATCAACGATGCTATGTTTACCGCTTTGAAGGCGTTGCATCCGTCGGTTGCTCCAACTTTGGGTGATTTGTTGCATGCTGAAAATCTTTCGCCTCGCTTGGGTTCATACGAGTATTATGTCGCCGTTGTCCCTGCCGCCACGACTTGGTCTGATGCGGCATACACATATTGGACGGACCCCGATTATGTGGTTTTCAACCTTGAGTTGGAATCGGGGAACGATTTGCTATTAGAGGACGGCTCTTTTATGCTTTTGGAGGCTGGAAATGTCTGACCTAAAGATTTCTGAATTGACCGCCTTGCTTGGGGCTGCGGCGGCTGATGCGGATGTGCTGCCCGTCGTGGACACTAGTGCAACGACAACCAAGAAGATGAGTTTGTCTGAGTTGGTTGAGTATATCGTGGCTTCTGCGGTGTTTTCTGGGGCTGTTGCTGGGATTGCTTCAACCGATTTTACGGATGCCGACAACATCCTGTCCAATAGCGTTTTTTCATAATAAGGAACAAATCCACCTAGGAGTAGATATGGCAACTTTCAGCAAAATCGCCCTTTCGGGTTCAACCGATGGCAAACTCATCAAGGTCGCAGCCACGGCAACGGCTGGCACCACCATCCACACGGGCAGCAGCACGGCAACCACCTTTGATGAGGTGTGGCTGTACGCCGTGAACAGCGATACGACCGACCGCAAACTGACGATTGAGTGGGGTGGCACATCGTCGCCCGATGACCTGATTGAGCAGACGATTACCGCCGAGTCTGGGCTACTGCTGGTAGTCCCTGGGCTTGTCATCAAGGGCAACGCAACTGCGCTCGTGGTTCGTGCGTTCTGCGCTACTGCGAATGTCGTGATGGTCGGCGGTTATGTGAACCGCATCACCGCATAAGGTTCGCCTGATGCGTTTCGGTGAGCGTTCTCGCTCTGGCACATCAGTATCAGGGTGGACAAGGCGCACGGTTGCTACTGTTCAGACTTTGAGTGTTGATTATCTGGTTGTCGGTGGTGGCGGCGGCGGCGGTTATCACCGTAGTTCGTTCGGCGGCGGCGGCGGCGGTGCTGGCGGTTTTCGCACGGCGACAGACCTAATCGCCAAAGGCAACACATACACGGTGACGGTTGGTGCTGGCGGCTCGGGTGGTTCAAATGCTTCTGGTCATAATGGCACAGCATCATCATTCATTCGTTCTGCGAACGGTGGTGGCGGTGGCGGTGGCGCAGCCACAGACATCAGCCCAAATCCGAACGGTCAAGTAGGCGGTTCTGGTGGCGGCGGCGGTGCGAGTAGTGCTAACGCTGGTGGGAGTGTTTCTGGTGAAGGCAACAACGGCGGTGCTGGCGGCGGAGGCTCTGGCGGTGGCGGTGGCGGTGCTGGTGGGACGGGTTCTGCTGGCTCTGGTAACACAGGCGGCAACGGCGGTGCGGCAAGTAGCAACTCATACACAGGCTCGTCAATCTCTTATTCGGGCGGTGGCGGTGGCGGTGGTCATGCGTCAGGTGGCTCTGCTGGTACGAGCGGTGGGAACGGTGGTTCTGGCGGTGCTGGCGGTAGTGGCTCAACCAATCGTGGCGGCGGTGGTGGCGGTAGTTCTGGGTTCAACGGTGGTGCCTCTGGCGGCTCTGGTCGTGTCGTTCTACAAATCCTGACCGCAGACCTAAGTAAGTTCACGGTGACGACGACAGGTTCACCGACGACAGGCACGAACGGTTCGTACACCTACTACGCCTACGACGCAACAGGCTCATTCAGGATTGACTGACTATGGCACACTTCGCAAAGATTGAGAACGGCATCGTTCGTGAAGTTCTTGTCATCGGCAACGGCGACTGTCTTGATGAGAACGGCAACGAAAGCGAAGCGGTAGGTCAGGCGTTCATCGCTTCGCTAGGTCTCGCAGGCGAATGGAAGCAGACTTCGTACAACAACAACTTCCGAGCGAAATACGCTGGTATCGGTGATACCTATGATGCGGTGAACGATGTGTTCGTTTCACCTGCGACCGAAGTAGCGGAATGACCACGAAAGCAGGCAACCGATGAAACTGGACAAGAAACAACAGGCTATGTTGAAATCGTATTTGCGTTCGGCGTTGGCGGCGGTTGTTGCTGTTATTGCAACAATTGACTTTACTTGGCGAGATGTCCTGAAGGCGTTTGTCGCCGCTTTGATTCCACCAGTCATTCGCTGGTTGGACCCCAAGGACAAGGCGTTCGGTCGCACTACTTCTAGCCGATAAACAATTCTGCCCCAAGGGGCAGATAGAATTGAGGCATGGCAATGAAACTGCTAATAGCGGCTATATTGGCGATGACACCAGCGTCCCCTCAGGTGCGTTACCCGCAGCACTGCCCAGAGTACGCTTCTGCGGTTTTTCGTGTTGGGTTTCGCAACGAAATGCCTACTGCCCTCAGAATAATGCACAAAGAATCTAGGTGTATTCCAACGGTGATGAACTCCAATGACCCGAATGGTGGCAGTATTGGATTGTTTCAGATAAATATGTTTTGGTGTAAACCGTCACGCTATTATGCTGACGGATGGCTGCAATACAAGGGCATTTTGGATGATTGTAGCCAGTTGTATAATCCTGTTACGAATATGGTTGCCGCCAAGGCAATATATGATTATAGTGTTGAGCATAATGGGGGCAATGGCTGGCAGCCGTGGGGATTATGAATATTCAGGAATTGTTGCACGAAAAAGAGTGGCGTTTGTGCCGTGGGGCAGATGACACTGTTGATGGGCAGTTGGCTGGGTTTGCATATTTTTGTGAGAATTATTGGTTCATAAAGCACCCGTCTCGTGGGCGCATTTTGTTCAAGTTGCGTGAAGCACAGTTGGAGACCGTGAAGGTGTGGATGTCCGAAAGGTACACTGTGGTTTTGAAGGCACGCCAGATTGGGTTTTCCACTTTGGCTGCTGCTTATGCGTTTTGGATGACATATTTTTTTCAGGACCGTTTTGTGATTATGTTGTCTCGCACCGAGCGTGAAGCGATGAAGTTGTTGTCCAAGTCCAAGTATGGTTACAAGTTTTTGCCGTTTTGGATGCGTGATAAAGGTCCGAAGCAGACGACTGACCATCAACTAAAGATGACTTTTGATAATGAGTCTGCGGTTGAGTCGTTGCCGTCGGGGTCGGACCCAGCCCGTGGCGAGTCTGTCTATGCGGTATTTGTGGACGAGTGGGCTTTTTTGCCTAATCCAGAGGAGGCTTGGGCTTCTATTGAGCCGATTGCGGATGTTGGCGGTCGGGTGATGGGTCTTAGCACTGCTAATGGTTCGGGCAATTTTTTTCATCAGTTGTGGGTTGGCTCCCAAACGGGAGCCAACAAATTTGCTGGGATTTTTTATCCGTGGAACGCAGACGGGGAGCGAAACGAGGACTGGTACGAGGACAAGTCCCGCAACATGGCACAGTGGCAGTTGCATCAGGAATACCCCCGCACTCCCGAAGAAGCGTTTATCAAATCGGGTAACCCAGTTTTTGACATCGGAATGCTGGACGCTTTGCAGTACGAAGAACCACAACGGGGGTTTTTTCACCACTACGCAGACGGTTCTGTTTCCTTCATAGAGTCGGATGAGGGGGAAATAACGATATGGGAATTCCCAGACCCAGAGGGCGTTTATGTGGTTGGGGCGGATGTCGCCGAAGGTTTGTCCTATGGCGACTACAGTTCTGGTCACATAATCAACGCACAGAACGGCTTGGTGGTCGCCCATTGGCATGGGCACATTGAACCAGATTTGTTTGGCGAGGCGTTGGCTGATTTGGGTTGGTGGTACAACAACGCCCTGTTGGGCATTGAAAACAACAATCATGGGCTAACCACATTGAAGGCGGCGCAGCGTGTCGGATACAGAAACCTGTATCGCACACGCAAACTGGGAAATATTCGTTCGGAGGCAACAGACCAATTGGGTTGGCGGACAACTACGACATCAAAGCCGCTGATGATTGACGAGTTGTCTGCCGCTGTCCGCAATCAGGACATTGTGGTGTTGTGCGCCAAAACTATTGCCGAGTTGCGGACATTTGTCCGCAAATCAAACGGAAGAATGATTGGCAGCCCTTACGACGACAGAACTATTAGTTTGGCTATTGCCAACCAGATGCTGAAATATGTTTGGTTGCCCGAGTACCAGAATGCCGACAAGATTCCCAAAAACAGTTTGGCTTGGTGGGAGGGTCACATTATGGGTCGTCAAACAACCCAAAAAATGCCTTTAGGGGCTTATAATGTTCGTTCTGTGACCAGATTTTAGTTTTGGGGAACGAAGCGGGCATAAATGATGATTATTGCTTGCTCGGAGTGCCAAAACCAGTTTGAGGTCGTGGAATTGCCTCATCGTGGCAAAATTTGTTTCAAATGCCATGTAAAAACCATCAGATTGGGCTTTACTCAAGGCAAAGAGGAGTTTCATGGTCCGACAATTCGGGAACGCCAAGAGCAAATCGTCAAGGATGCCAAAATCAATGGTTATAACCCTGAGCCTGTTGGAACTCGCTGGGTTTGATGTATGGAAGCCGTTTGGGTCCCGATTGTCGTTGCCGTGATTACGGGTCCTGCGGTTGTTGTGCTTCAGAAGTTACGCAAGGAGAACAGCGACCAGCATGCCGAGGGGCGTGCTTTGATGGAGCGTGTTGCCGACAAGGTGGATGTGGTGGCGACAAAATTGGATGAACATATTGGCTGGCACAAGGGCAGGGGTAAGTAATGGCTAGGAAACCGCTAAGCGACTATTTGGCGACATACCGCAAGAAGATTGACATTTCTAAGCGGTGGCGCAAAGAAGAAGGCTACGACCAGATTTGGAAGCGCATGTCGGACCTGTACCGTGGTCGGCATTACGAATACTACAGCGAATCCGACCGCCTGCTGGTAAACATCTGTTTTTCCACGGTCAATGTTATTGTACCCAGTGTTGCGGTGAACTATCCGAAAATTACAGTGAACGCCACACAGCCTGAGTCGGCTGCTCAGGCGGTTATTGCCGAGGCTGTGGTAAATTATTGGTGGCGGCACAACAACATCAAGGACGAATTCAAGCAAGCCGTCAAGGACATGATTATTTGCGGTCATGGCTGGGTCAAGGTCGGCTACAGATATGTTGAGGAAGAAGCGTTCAACATTGACGGGGACGATGTGTCTGACGATGTTGAGGGAGGCGAAACGACCCCTAGGACGGTTGTTGTAGAGGACGCTCCGTTTGCGGAGCGTGTGTCGCCGTCGGATGTGTTTGTGGACCCAGATGCAACATCAATGAAGGATATTGCTTGGATTGCGCAGCGTATCCGTCGCCCGTTGCGTGAGGTGCGCACAGACAAGCGATACAACAAGGTTGCCCGTGAATCGGTTGGTGCCATGGCGGTCAGCCGCTATTCGGACGACCCCTCTGTGCGTAAGGTTCGTGACAAAGACGAGGGGTACGCCGAAATTTGGGAGTTTTACGATGTGAAGAACCGACTGATGTCGGTTTTTGCTGAGGCTGGGGATAATTTCCTTGTAAAGCCGATGAAGATGCCGTATGCGTTCGGTCAGCCATTTGTCATGTTGCGTGATTATGATGTGCCCGACCAGTTTTACCCGATTGGCGAACTTGAGGCAATTGAACCGCTGCAAAAGGAATTGAATCAGACTCGCACGCAGATGATGAATCACCGTAAGCGTTTTGCACGCAAATGGCTTTACAAGGAGTCGGCATTTGACCAGTTGGGTCGCACCGCTTTGGAGTCTGACGATGACAATGTTATGGTGCCAGTTGTTGGCGATGAGGCTTTGGGTAATGTGATTGCCCCGATGCCTGCCGTAATCAACCCAGCAGATTTTTATAATCAGTCCAATTTGATTTCGGCTGACATTGACCGAGTATCGGGCGTGTCTGAGTTTATGCGAGGCGGCGTATCGGAGATTCGCCGCACGGCAACAGAATCTGCCCTGTTGCAGGATGCCGCTAACGCTAGAACGGCTGACAAGTTGGCAACAGTTGAGCGTGGTATTGCCGAGGTGGGTCGCCGTCTGTTGATTTTGGCTCAACAGTTTATGACTGGTGAACAGGTAGCCCGCATTACCGCTAAAAGTGGTGAGCCAGTGTGGGTGAAATATGACCGTGACTATTTGGCTGGCGATTTTGACTTTGAGATTGTGGGCGGTTCAACCCAGCCCGTGAACGAGTCGTTCCGCCGCCAGCAGGCACTTCAGATTGTGGACGCTATGGCACCGTTTGCTGGTGCTGGTGTGGTGGACATGGGCAAACTTGCCGCCTATGTGTTGCAGTTTGGTTTTGGTGTCAAGTCGCCCGAACAGTTCTTGCAGGCTGCTCCGCCTCCCCAACCACCCGTGGGGCAGCCTGCATTACCTTCTGGAGAGATTGGTGGGGTTCCGATTCCGCCAGCAAACCCGACAGTGCCCCAGCAGGCTGAGGCTGGCATGGCGGGATTTGACCAGTCGCTACAGGGCTAGGGAACAGCCCCCATTAGGGGTAGAGCAACCACCTAGGACTCTGGAGAAATAAATGAGCGATGAAATTGCAAACCCGTCCGTAGCGGACACCAGCGATGCTGGTGCAACCCCAGAAGTTGAGACGGAAGGAGCAAGCCCCGAGGCACCCGTCCTCCCTGTCGCCGACTATGCAAATCACATGGTTTCGGTCAAGGTTGATGGTGAGGAACTAAATGTTCCGCTTTCGGAGGCAATCAGCGGTTATCAGCGGCAGGCTGACTATACCCGTAAAACTCAGGAACTTAGCCAGCAACGCCAAAACATGGAGTTTGCGGCGGCTATCCAATCGGCGTTGGAGACGAATCCTTCAGCGACCATTGACCTGCTGGCACGACATTACGGCATTTCCCGAGCGGAAGCAACGGCGATGGCGAATGATGTTGCCAGCGAGGACTTGGAGTCATTGGACCCCACCGAACGCAAGTTGCGTGAGATGGAGTCTAAAGTTTCTGCGTTTGAGGAGTATCAGTCCCAGCAGCAGATTGAGCGTGAGATTGCAAGGCTTGAAGCCCGATACAGCGATTTCAATGTAGCCGAAGTGGTAAACACCGCCCTACGGCTCGGCTCAACGGACCTTGAAGGCACCTATAAGCAGATGATGTTTGATAAGATGGTTTCCCGACAGCAGTTGGAGTCCGAAGCGAAGGTGAAGCAGCAAGAAAAAGAGGCTGCTGTTGTCGCCGCAAAGCGGCAAGCAGCGGTTGTTTCTGGCGGCTCCAACCCGAGTGCTTCGGCAACGACAGATTCGGTTGAACCCATCACAAATGTTCGTGATGCTTGGGCTGCCGCAAAGCGTCAATTAGGTGCGAACTAACAAACTCACAAAACTTATCCTAGGAGGATATAGTGTCTAACCCGAATTTTGATGCGTTGCTTAGCACAACGCTCGCTAACTACCGTGACCAACTCACGGACAATGTGTTCACGGCTCGTCCGCTGACCTACTTCCTGTCCGACAAGAGTCGCATCCGCATGTTGAACGGCGGCACCAAGATTGTTGAGCCGTTGATTTACGGTCAAAACAGCACCGTTGCCTCGTACAGCGGCTACGACACCATCTCGCTGACGGCGCAGACTGGTATCACTGCCGCCGAGTACGATTGGAAGCAGTACGCTGCGTCAATCGCCATCTCGGGCATTGAGGAAGCCAAGAACAACGGTGAGGCGGAAATCATCAACCTGCTGGAAGCCAAAATCTTGCAGGCTGAGGAGTCAATGCGTGAAGGTTTCAACCAGATGTTCTTCGCTGACGGCACTGGCAACAGCGGCAAGGACTGGAACGGTCTGGGCAACATCGTTGAAGCGTCGGGCACCGTTGGTGGTATCAACCGTGCAACTGGCGGCAACGAATACTGGCGTTCGTATGAGGAAAACACCGCAGGTGCTTTGACCCTCGCACAAATGGCTACCGCCTACAACACCGTCTCGGTTGGTAACGACCACCCAGACATGATTCTCACGACTCAAACCTTGTTTGAGAAGTATGAGGCTCTGTTGGTTCCGCAACTTCGTTACACGGACACTAAGACGGCTGATGCTGGTTTCCAGAACCTGCTCTACAAGGCTGCCCCAGTGGTTTACGACACGCACTGCACCGCAGGCGTGGTGTATTTCCTGAACAGCAAGTACCTGACTCTCGTGGGTCACAGCGGCAAGTGGTTTGCGCAGACGGAATTCGTCCGTCCCGAGAACCTTGATGCCCGCTATGCGCTCATCATGTGCTACGGCAACCTCACTTGCCGCAACGCCAAGAAGCAGGGCAAACTGACGGCTAAGACCGCCTAGTTTTACGGAACAAAACGGCTATTGGTGGGCGGGGGATGAAGCCCCCGCCTACCACAGCCATCTAGGAGTATTATGCCAAGAGTAAACGGTAAAGAGTTTCCGTACACGGCTGCTGGTAAAGCGGCTGCTGCGGCGTACCGCAAGTTGTCCAAGAAGGATGACGACAAACCCTTTGGTCAGCGGAATCAACCGAAGATTACTCGTGAGGAAGTTTTGCGGGATGTCCCGCAACCTTCCGCTGGCGAAACTCAAGGCATGTTTGTCAAGGGACAGTTGGGTGCCCTTGACGAGGGTGAGCGTGGTGCGTTGAATCAAACGAACACGAAAATTGCTCGTGCGATTCTTGTGGAATTTTATCGGAGGTGGGCTGCTCAGCAGACCGCCAAGAAGCGTGGGATGAAGGTGCGATGATGGCTAAAGGGCGTAAACCAGCAATTGACGGGCTTGCCCGTCCGCAGGGTATTTTGGATGATGTGGTGTATCCGCTGGTCCAGAAGGCTGCCCGTAAGGTGGCGAACAAGACGATTACGGGCACTTCCAAGAAGTCGTATCGTGCTTATGTCCGAGCCGCAGGAGTTGAAGATGCTATGCGTCTGAAGCGTGCAAAATCTTATCGTCAAAAGCACGAAAAGGCGTTTAGTAAATTGGAAAAGTCTGTCGCCAAAGGCAAGTATAATGCTCGTCAAAGCGTCAAGTCCAACGCACAGTGGGTCAAGTGGTTTGAGACCGACATGGGTGCAACTGGTGGCAAGGTTCGTCGTGAGGCGCAAAAGGCTAGAAAACAGGTTCGTGCCGAACAACGACGCAGGGGTATCCGCTAATGGCTAAGAAGCCTGCGATTACTGGTCTAGCGAGACCCGAGGGAATTATTGACGACCTGTTTGCCCCGCTGGGTAAGCAGGCGGTCAAGCGCACCCGCCAAGCGGTGCGTGGATACATCAAGCAGAACAATCGTGTAATCAACAGCAAGAAGTTGAACACTTTTGATGCTAAGGAGAAGCGTGCGTTTGAGCGTGCCAGTGACGAATTTGATGCCAATATATACCATGGTATTCGTTCGGGGAAAGAGCCATTCAAGACTTGGGAGAAGGAGTATTTGCGGCGCAATCATTCTTCTAGCGCAGCCAAGGCGTTGAAGCAGGCTATTGATGAGGAGCGTGAGGCTGTGCGTGTCCGCAAGAATGTTCGTGCCGTGAAGCGTCAGGTTCGCAAAGAGTTGGCTCCGAAGCGGAAATACAAGTAATGGGCAAGAAACCGCCGATTGATTTTGGTGGTGTTCATCGTTTCCGTGAACGATTGTCGTTTACTGAGCAGCATCATTTAGAAGTAGAGATGGATATTCGGCGTGGGGCGAATGCGCCACGCAAAGGTAAGCCTAGGACCTATAAAGAGGCGGAAGCGATTGAAAAAAGAATCAAAAGAAAGAGCAAAGGTCGCTAATGGCTAGGGGACGCAAACCCGCAATTGACGGTCTTGCTAGACCTCAGGGTATTTTGGATGATGTTGTGTACCCGATTGTCCAAAAGGCTGCAAAAAAAGTGAAGGCTCGTGGCGTTGAAGAACTAATGCGCACAAAGCGCATTCGGTCTTACGCAAAAAAAGGCGACAAAGGCAGGTTGAAAGCAGAAAAGGCTTTGGAATCTAGATACAATTTTGGTTCTCCAAGTGCTGGACCAAGAATGCAAAAGGGCAACAGTAAGTATTATGTCAATGCCATAAAAATTGATGCTGTTGATGACGGCGTGTCGGTGCGTCGGCAAGCCCAAAAAGCACGCAAAATTTATCCCAAGCGTGTAAACTATCCCAAAAAGAAGTAGTTGTGGCTAAGGGTCGTAAGCCGCAGTTGTCGTTGGACGACCTGCGGGATTGGCTGGAGTCATATTCCCGTAAACGGTCTGGTGTTGCTGGCGCACCCCTGCGGGCTACTGAGCAGTTTGGTCGTGGCGTAAAAATGGCGGGCGACCAAGCATACGAGTTTACGAGCCCGCTTACATTAGAGGAAACAGAAAGGTTGCTCCAGCGGGGTCCCGACCGTGGGCATGCCGCCAGTTTGGCTTTGTATGCCGCATTGTTTGGGCTTACTGGACCGTTGGGCAAAGCCACAAAAAAGGCTGGGCAGGGAACAAAACGACTAATATCAGGAACTATAGGAAAGTAGCCATGGCAGCAAAACCCAAAAACCCAAAGCGTCCTAGGACGATTCCCAAGGACACTTGGGACCGCATGTCAATTACCCAGAAGGTTCGTGCTTTGGAGTCTGAGGGCATCAAGTCTGGCGCAAACCGTATGAGCCGTATTGCTGGTCGCTCTATTCACGCCGAAAAAACTAGCAGCCGCCAAGGTGAAGCCAGCCGTGTGTTTGCCCGTGGGCGGACAACTGCGGAAAGATTAGGGACCAAGCAAGGTCGTGCCGCTGAAGGTGGCAGAGCCATTTATGATTTCAACAAGAAACAAATGTCTGCTGGTCGCCGAAAGGGCGGCAAGCCAGTGCTGATGGCTGGTGCAGAGGAAAAGTTGTCGGACCTTCGCCGAACAATCAAAGAGGCGTTGGATTTCTTGGATAAGGATTTGGCTCGCAAAGCGGCACGGGTGGCGAAGAAACTGAAATAGCGTCATATTTGGCGGGTTTTGGGAACGAAACCCGCAATTGTGATGAATCGCCCCGACGCTGTCCAAGCCCAAGCCTATTATGGAACCCCTGTTGGGGGGATGAGCCTAAGCCCTGTTGAGGGTGCCCGCCTTCAGGCGGGCGGTGTCCCCTACGAGGAGCCTGTTGTTGTGGACCTAAAGGGGAAGTGTGCTTGGGAGCAG